CTTTTTGCTCTTGTTCGTACTGGATGAAGGTTCTATCTAGCAGACGCGTGAGCTTACGATGTTGAAGCTCTACCGTTTCCATCATGTCCTCAATAGCAGATTTCAGACTTCTATTGTGGAGAGGATCTCTAGAGTAGTGGTCCACCATTCTCTTGAGCTTCTCCTGTGTGGCGAGATGCATCAGACGAGCGAACTTAGTTTCGTTCGTATCGTAGACTTTGAACTCTGTGCGAGGATGTGGATAAATAAAACAGTCTGTCATTCTGGAAAATTCTTCAGCCTGTTCATCGCTTACTGTGAGCCAGCGCCTTTTCGTGGAGCCTTTGAAAAAGGTGCGTACATGAAAGGTTCCAGTAAGAACATCTAGTATCAACTCGGGTGGAATATATTGAGTCATTTCAGTTTCTCCTGTTCAAGTTCTTTCCTTGCATCATTAACAGCTTCATACCAAGACTCTCCTCTTTGTGCTTCTATGAGAGCCAAGGTAGTAAGAATGTGATTGAGCGAGCGCAGGAGTGCCTTGTTCTTGGCATAGTGAGATTTTCCGCCTGCGAAGTAGGTAGCCTGTACGGTATAGCCTATGTTCAGACACTTCCTGAAAGGATGCGCTTCTATCTGCTTGGCTAGCTCTGTTATAACCTTGTTTCCTCTCTCGCCCTTGCGAGCATGATGCCAGAGGGAGCGAGCCTGATTCAGGCTGATGGATTCTTTGACCTTAATCATTCTTTTGCTCCTTTAATTTGTTGAAGATTGCCAGGCACCAAGCACAGCTAAGATAGCCTGTGACAGCTACTCCCAAAGCCCACAGACGTACTAGGGCCAACACTTCTCCTGCAATGAGAACTACTGTGCCACTGATGAACACAATAGCAGATAGTGCATAGAGGACCATTACAAGAATCTTTTTAATTGTTTGAGCCATCTTCTTCTCCCTCGTCAGTAGCGTTGCCCCAAGCAAACTCACCTTGCGTGCAGCAAATGAACTGGAAAGCTTCAAAGAAGCCTTTGCGAGTAATAGCTTTGTGAAAAGCCTGCGCTGCTGCTAGATGCAAGAAGCCGGCATTCAAAGCCTCGTAACGACCGACAGAAACTCTGCCTGTTGTCTTGTTCATAAAGACAATGACCCCAAAAGGTCGATTGTTTGCAGGATTGATCATGGGGTAGGATTCAGGATCTTTCATAGTAGGCTCCTTTCAGACTTTGACACATTGAACAGTGGACATATCCAGGTTAGGATACTTGGCGTTGAAGTATTCGATCTTATCCTGTAGGGTGTTGCCCTTGATGCGAGGATTCTCGATTGCCTTCTTAATGAGATAGTCTTTTGCAATGATGCACACGCGGGTACGAGCGCGAGTAGCAGCAGTGTAGAGCCATTCTCTGTGGAGCATGACAGCCTGATTCTTGTGCAATACAATGAACACTTTGCGCCATTCACAGCCTTGCGCCTTATGCCCGGTGAGAACATAACCAAGAGAGAATACTTGTGTGGAGAATTCTCCAGCTCCTTGGATAGTCTCTTCAGTGCCATCTTCGAACTGGACTGTTACGATATGGCTTGCTTGCTGCTTACGCTCAATCTCCTGCTCTTCGTCTAGAGAGAAGTTGGTGTAGTCAGTAGCGATCATGCGGTTAGAATCTACCAAAGCATTGGTCATTTCCTCTATGTCCGCAGCTCCTACAATGCGTGCTCCAAAGCGCGTCATATCGGAGCCCGGAAGCTGCGGGATTTTGCCAGAGTAGTTAGGATTCGCATAGATGTCAATGATAACCCCGTCGCGCTTATTAACCATTACCTTGTCACCAACTGCAAGATAGCGTTTAGACTTTCCTGCGATGATTTCGAACACAATAGCCTTGCGACGCTGGCCAAGGAACTGTGCGATCTTGTTATTCAGATAGTCTGAGCCGCAAGGTTCCACATTGTAAGGAGTCAGTACCATGCAATCCTCTGGATCATACATCGGTAGTCCATCGTCGTCCACAGTGTCCATGCACTGTTCCAGCATGTGAGCTACGATGTTTGCTACGGTAGCTTCTGGCTGCTGTACAGGCTTCTTGCCACGGACAATTTGATAGTGATCAGACTCTTCGATCATTTCCCCTCGTAGGATTCTGTGCGCATTGTCCAGCACAATGCCCTGATTACGGTAGGTTTCCACCAGAGCAATCACAGGGAGTTGGACAAGCGCATAGTTCAGAATGGAAGCGCCGAATACTGGCTGAAGCTGGTTAATGTCTCCAATGAAGATAATTTGAACACCGGGTTGCAGAGCATCAAAGAGCTTAGGCCAGAGATCTTCGGCTCCTACCATCGAAGATTCTTCGATGATAAGATGCGTGATCTCTAGGGGATTGCCAGCATGACGGCGAGGAACAAAACGGAACTTCTCTTTACCTTCTACCGCATCCCAATAGGTTTCAGGCTCATACTCTAGCAGCATGTGGATGGTCATGACATTATGGTAGAATGCCTTTTCCATCTCAGGATCTTTGTGGATTGCACGCTCTAGGTTACGAGAAGCCCTGCGAGTGTAGGCTACGAAAGCAATGCTAGGACCAGATACCCTGATCTTCTGTCCACCACTGTAGCTTTTGAAGGTAGTCTCTCGGAGCATTCCAGACTGGAGCAGGGACTTGGCAACTGAGCGTTGCGCAGTAGTCTTTCCACTTCCGGCAGGACCAGTCAGGACAAAAGACTTGCCTTGATAGGCTAGGTTAGCAGCAGCTTGCTGGCGCTCATTCAGAGTGATATTGAGCGAGAAAGATTCTTGCTTCCCTACACTAGAAGCTGGCGTCAAGTCTAGAACGGGAGGCGCTGCCTCTGCTGGAGTGAGCGGCTCTGCCTCTTCATTGTCAGAGAGTTCCTCTGGAGGCTCTTCTGCGAGTTCAGCATTCTTTGCTGCTGCGGCATCGATGATGCGCTTTGCTTTGATAAGAGCCAATCGTTCTGACAGGGTTCCTCCCGGTACTGTAGGAGGATTCGGGCCGGCAGCATAATTCTCAGCAGCGCGCTCTGCTGCTTCCGCGAGTATGTTGTGGTTTTCCTCATTATCTTCTCCAGAAGGTAGATTGAAAGACTGACTAGGAGCTGGTTGCACAAAAGCCACTAGGGAGTTCATAGCATCGTTCTGCGCTTTGATCTTTGCCACTAGGGCTTGCATAATGGGGGAAAGCTGTTTTTTCATGATGGTTCCTTATGCTGCGGAATGAATGCGAACGATAGCGAAACGTCCGAAAGTGTGTGCTTGGAAAGAGACAATGATAAGAGATTGTTCTGAGCTAAGGCAGAGATTCTCAGGCTCCAGAACCATCTCATACCAATTATTGTGCGGGCCAAGGATTCTAAGAATTCCGTGGAAATTCTGGACCTTGAAAGAATTAGCCGGTCCAGTGCGCAGAGTACAATGGCGGATAGAAGCTAGTTTATTGCCAGAACCATCCAGAATGGAGAATGAAGGTTTCATACTAGCTCCTTAGTTAGACTTTTGAGAAGCCCGGAATTCTGCGAGCTTCTTACGATAAATGGCTTGCTTCAGAAGGGACATGCTCTGAATCTCAGAGTCAGTCAGAACAATGAAGCTGGGCTCAGACTGTTCAATGGAAGAGGGAGCTTCTACGGTAGGAGCTGTGCCCTTATAATCCCGCACTTTAGCGAATGCTTCCCGAATGGCAGCTAGTTGGAATCTACCTTCAGGAATAGGCTGACCGTTGAGCAGAATGGAATCATAGCCCGTAGTCTTAGCCTTGTCCATCGTAAGGAGGAGAGTGCCCTCAGACTGACCAAGGGAAGTCATGCTCTTAATGAAGTGCATCTTCTCCTTTTGAGCCTGTGCTTCTGCGAGTTTCGCTTTATGAGCGGCAGTCTGAGCTGCTATGACAGCAGGAGAATTCTGGAGTTCAAAAGCCGTTTTCAGTACAGGCTTTGCAGTCTGCGGAGCAGAGGGCTCAAAATCAAAGTCGTCTAGGACATTGACAGTAGGAGCTTTTGCGGCAGCTTCAAAGAGTTTGACCAGAGCAGTTATTCTGCTTTCCATCGGCAGAGTGGAGAGCTTCAGTGCAATCTTAGCCTTTGCAGTGGACGCTAGCGTAGGGAAGATGTTAGGGTCCAGAAGGGACAGAAGAAGGTTCTTGAACTTCTGAGACAGAAGGGAATCTTTGTAAAGGCTCTTAACAGAATCCTTGGCCTCTTCCAACTGCTTCTTAGTGGAGAGGATAGCCTTACGCTGCTCCTTCTGTTTCTGAGCAATCTCCTTCTTTTGTGCGGAGATTTTCTTAGCAGTGGGCAGAATAGGAGCGGGAGCGAATAGGATAGCTGGCGCAGTCAGAGCATCATCCACCAGCTTAATCCAGTTGTGGATTCTGCCTTCAATGTCAGACTGCTTCACATCCATGTCTACATGGAAGGATAGACGGGGAAGGGAGGAATAGTTTTCCGAGTGGATATTCTCTTCAATGTAGAGAATGGCCCGGATCAGGGATTCTTTGCCGCAGCTTCGCAGAAGGGCATTCTTAGAAGCTCCCGTCTCAAAAGGAGAATAGGAGAACAGATTGTAATCTTCTGCAAGGATAATAAGAATCCCTGCCAAGACTTGAGTATCCAATGAGCGTAGATAGCTGATGCCCTTAGAAGCAATAGAGCGGCAGTTGGAGATAGAGGATAGCGGATTCTCATACTCCATATAGAAGCCGGGAATGCGCGGAATGCCTAGCGTTGAGACAATGCCGGTATTCTTGCAGACTAGCTCAATGGCAGTTTGTTTGCTTGGAACGGCGATACGCTCCGATCTCCTATAGCGGCCAGTGTTAGCAGACTGATTCTTAGGAGGGGCGAGGCGCACAATGTCTTGAATCGTGGCTTCTGTTACGTCATTCGCAGTATAGAAAACATCTTCCTCCTTCTGCTGCGCAGTACGCTTGCTGTTCCATTCTGCGGCAATGGCTTTTTTGATGCGCAGTTGCTCAGAAGGATAGAGTTCGGGAAGAATATTCCGCTTGTTGGAGAGTGTAGAGAGAAGGGACATTTTAATCACCTATTCAGAGTAAAGGACTGACAGACTAAAGGCTCAGACTAACGGCAGAAGGACCGGGGAGTGTTGTAAAAAAACAACAGTCTATCTGCAAGGGTCATTATAGGGAAATTTTCACGGGTTGTCAAGTCCCTGGGTTTCCCGAAATCTGGGTTTGCAGAATGCACTGAATGATAGAGTGCATGGAGTGTATGGAATGATCGCTTTGCCCTCCCCCAATTTGCAGAGGGAGGGGTGCAATTAGTCTAGACTGTATGTCTGTAGTCTAGTCTGCTTTCTGTAGGGCAGAGGAAGGAAGTAGAAAATAGTCTTTTATGTGTGTAGCAATTTTTTCAACTTCTTTCTTAGTCTAAGCTTTTCTTCTAAAAAATTTTTAACCCTATTCAGAAGTCCTTTCCCTGATCTGTACTCTGTAGGGTGGGCTTATACTATGGGCTAAGTTAATCTGTACGATATACCGGCGTGCTCCGCCAAATTGGGGGAGGGTACATTGCGCATTCCATGCATTCCATGTACTCTAGGAATCAGTGAATCGGTGAATCGGTGCGACGGGCGGATAGACTAGCTGGGGAGGACAGACTAGCCTCTATTGGATAGAGGTTGACTGTTTCGATGGGGTATTGACAAGCTTGAAAAAACCACTATAATTCCGGTCATGCGCTGCACAGTGCGGCGTTAACCGGCAGGGCGGTATCCCTGCAAACCAACTGGAGTTAGTATCATGGCTTTTCAATCAACACCTATGAAGGTTTCCAAGACTGTCAAAGTCAACGGCAAGAACGAGCGGCAGGAAGTCGGCAGTGTTCAGATTCACATTCCGCTGATGGATGAAATTCTGAAGTTTGCCGCAACTGCGAAACAGGCAGAAGGAACGGACGACAAGGGCAAGCCCACTGGCAAGCCCGCAGTGGACGATGATGGTTTGCCAGTCTATGACACCGAAGAGGCAAATTGGATTCTCGGTGCCGTGGCCGCCGCAGTCCGTATGCAAGCCCGGAACAAGCTGGAGCCGGGTTCTATTCAGCTCAAGGAGGGGCAGACCATTCCTACGGACTGGGCCGGCCTGGTCGCAGAGGGAACGCGCAACACTGGTGCAGCCCTTGCCGCTATGCGCGAGTGTATCGCAGACTTCACCAAGTACGTGGCAACTCTGGGCAAGAAGGAATCCACCGCACAGACCATTGTTACACTGTTCAAGAACAATCCTGCGCTTGAGTCTCAGTCTGCTGAGATGAAAGGCAAGATTCAGAAGTACGTCGAAGACTTCGCTGCTACTCTCTCCGAAGAGCAAGTTGACCGTTATGACCGTACGCTGACAAAGGTGCTAGAAACTTGTCAAGCGGCTACGCCTGATACAGACGACCTTTGATCCTGCCACACACTAGCTTCGGCTAGTTCATTCAGCCCGGCAAAGTCCGGGCTTTTTTACGCCCCGATTTTACAATCTAACTCAATCTGTAAGATAGACCGTGGTCCAATAGTATGAAATTCAGCGGGTAGAAGCATACCCCAGAGGGTATACTAAAGATAGCCAGGATGCACCATTATGGGCAGTGTAAAATGCCCTGCTTAAAACATAAGCAGAATCGGTGTCATAGTGGTGCATATTCAGGAAAATTTTACACTATCAAAAGCATAGCAATTGTAAGTGATTGATTTATAAGGCTTTTGCAGACTGGCATAGTATGTGCATGTATAGAGTGTCGGCGATGTTGCCGACTCACTGGAGTAAACAGAATGGGCGCTAGGACAATCACAGTAGTGCATAACGCGGATAGAAGCCGCCTAGTGCGCGTATCGTACAACAGCGAGTATCGTGAGTTTACTTGCCGCATGTATATCGACATGGTGCGTTACTCGCCTGCCGACTACTATACAAACGACAAGGCAGACGCCATTGCCACGGCCAATAGCCTGGTCAATCACAACCCTTCCCATATCGAGGTTTAATCAAATGTACGTTGTTTCCTTCATTGATGCTGGCAAGCTGGTCCAAGTCTCCGTTCCCACGGCCACCGCTGCCGCCACGCTCGCAGGCTACTTGCCCACTTGCAGGGTGTTCAAGCAAAACAAGCTAATCCGGGATATCACGGTACTGGCCCTGATCGAAGAGTGCAAGCGCCGATACCCGCATGCAATGAAGCTCCTAGAGCGATTCGCCACAGTCTGACAGAGGGGCCCTTCGGGGCCCTTGTTCATTCTGGCCAATCGAATCAGCTCCCCTACCCAGGGGCTTTTTTTTAACCCTCGCAGCCGGCCTATATCAATAGGCCCTCAAAAATTTTTCTAAACTTTTTTCTATCCTCCCATTGTCCTTCTATCCTTTCCTATCCCCTTCTGCCTGCCCCCGGGCCAGAGCTTCCGATTCCCGGGCGCGATTCCTCCCTCTGGCAGCATTTTGCCCATCCTATAGTATGCTAAAATAGAGCCCGTGGACAAAATTCAGGAGCTGAAAAAATGAAGGATCAAATTCTGGAGTACCTGTCACTGGGCATCAAGCCAGCCCAGGTCGTGACCATCGTAGGCTGTACAGCAGCGTATATTTCACAGCTTCTGAAAGACGAAGACTTTCGAGCTCAGTTGGAAGAAAGACTGGGAAAGCCTACAGAAGAAACGGCAGGAGAGAAGCGCCTGGATGCCAAGTATGAAGCTCTGGAACACACTCTGTTGGAGAATATGCAGAATGCTCTGGCAAATGCAGAGCTCCGGGACATCACTGCGGCATTGAAGGTAGTGGGAGAACGTCAGAATCAGCGGCGAATTCAAAAGAATCCTGCTCTGGCACAGCCTGCGACCCAGATCAATGTCGTGTCCTTGACACTCCCAGCCTACAAAACTCGCCAGGATCCTGTGATTGAGATGAATTCCAAGCAAGAGGTTATTGCAATTGGCGATGTGGCTCTTGCTCCTATGAATGCAGACGGTGTAAAATCCTTGTTTGCTCGTTTGAAAGGTCAAAATGAACAAGCCTTTGCCCAAATCCCTGACGCCAGCGACTTTGGTTCCAACGCCTCAAAAGCTGCTTGAAGCCAAACGAGCCGCCGAAGCACTGAAACAATTCCTGCAAAATGGCAGAATTACTCCAAATAGCCAACTCTACCGAAGCAAAACCGTCTGAGACGGAAGAGCTACACGCGGATAGGCTAGAGGCCTACGAGAGAGGGAAGACTGATCTAAACTTCTTTGCCGGACTTATGATTCCGGAGATGATGGAGTACGACTTTCCAGAATTCTACGTAGGCTGCTTCAATTTGCTTACTAAGCGCCCAGAAAAGCTCCTAAAGCGCATTTTGCGCTTTGCTTTGGGGCTCCCGCGCGGCCACGCCAAGACTACTTTTATCAAAATTCTGATCTGCTGGCTCATAGCCTATGACAAAGTAACATTTGTAGCAGTGATTTGCGCCAACGACGAGCTTGCAGAGTCTCTTATCGGTGACGTAAATGACATGCTGTGCTCTGATAATTTCACTAAAATCTACGGGCATTGGAAACGTCAGCTCCTGGAAGACAATAAAGGGACTAAAATCTCCTATTTCCATGAGCGTAGTGTAATTATCAAAGCACGAGGTGCCAATGGCGCCATCCGGGGTATCAACGTAAAGAATAGAAGGCCTGACCTCATCTTCTGTGATGACGCACAGACCAAAGAATGCGATGATTCTCCTACTGAACGTCTGAAATTCCGCAAGTGGCTGGTTGCAATGTTCAAGATCATTGCTCCTAAGGGCGATAGGTGGATCATTTACGTCGGCAACATGTACTCAGAAGAGTGCATTTTGTACCAGTTGAAAGAGAATCCTGCATGGATCTCTATGATAACTGGCGCAATCAAGGCTGACGGCACTCCTCTATGGCCTGAATTGCATTCTTTGGAAGAGCTCATGGAGTCTTATTTCCATGATGAGGCTCTTGGAGAGGCTGACGTTTGGTTTGCAGAGGTCATGAATGACCCAGTTTCTCGAGTCACGTCGCTTCTAAGCGAGGCTATTTTAGAGTCTCCTTACGATAAAGAGCCTTACGAGCCCGATGGAGTGTTCATCACAATAGATCCTGCGGGCTTCAAGGATGTTTCAGACGACAATGTCATAGCATTGCACCATGTTTACAATGGTGAAGGCATTGTTCACGAGATTGATGCTGGTATCAAAGACCCTGAGCAGCTAATTATGCGAGCTCTGGAAATGGCACTCAACAGTGGGGCTTCTGTCATTGGCATTGAGGACGTTGCATACCAGCAGACTCTGATTTTCTGGGTCGAAAAATACATGCGAGAGCTCAAAATCCATGGGATTGAAGTCGTACCACTGAAACCTCATGGCAAATCCAAAGAGGCTCGTATTCGATTGTTCATTGCGGAGCTCCTGAATCGCTCCTACCACTTGTCTAACCAGGTGAGGGCTGCGTTCATTTGGCAGGCACTTAAGTACAAGCTTGGTGCTAAGAAAAATAAAGATGATATTTTGGACTGCTGTGCCTACGCTCTACAGATTCGTAACGAATACTGGGCTTTGGTGCGCAATTTGAAAACTGTGCAAAGAAACTCTAACCCTTCGCTCATTTACTTCAACAACACTCCCTTCTAAGGACTCTCATGGAACCTACCACTGCTCCCAATATCACGCTCAATGGCGATCCTGTTGAGAAAAGGCTTCGTCTAACTTTGAAAGCTCAGCAGCACGTCTCGAATTTTGTGGCAAGCGCCATTGCTGTGCACAAGCGAAACACTGAGTTCATTCACAAAATGGACATCATTGACACAGCCTATGCACGCTACAAGGAACTGACCTCATCCAACAAGAATTCTGTAGATGGCGTAGACATTCGCTCTGTGGCAGATGTTCCATGCGACGTGTTTGCTGCGGACAATGTGGTTCCTCCTATCGTTGTTTCTCAGGTGGACACATACGTAGCCTACCTGGCTGAAGTTTTTCTGAGTGGCACACCTCTTTTCCCCGTAGTGTCCAATCCTGCCAATCGAATCTACGCGGAGCAGTTGGAAACTCTGCTGGACGATCATGCTCTGCTTGGTGCTTATCCTCGTCACCTTCTCATGTTCCTGCGCGATGCGGTAAAATATAACTATGCAGGCATCGAAGTGGAGTGGGATTCTATTGATCAGTTCAACATTGCAGGCGATTTTACTACTGGCACTGGCCAGAAACTGAGCCGTGATGCTCGCTTCTACAACAAGCTGAAGCGTCTCAATCCCCGCAATATTCTGCGTGACATGACCTGTTTGCCTGGTGATGTTGCTACGCAAGGCGATTACGCAGGCTACATTGAGCGTGTATCGCGCATGCGTGTGAAGACTGAACTCAACAAGCTTACCAAGCAAGGCAAGGTATACAATGCTGGAAAGGCTATGATAGCAGACGCAAAAGCTGCTGTCATTGACGCATACTACAACGAAGATCCTCAGGTCAGCAACTACATTAACTCTCCCAACAGTATCACCAACGGTCGTACTGTGGATTGGGATGTATTCTTCGAGGGACCCCAGCGTAACGGCAGAAAGCAAAACTACGGGGATCAGTTCTACCGTATTGTCATGTACGCTCGTATCCTTCCTTCGGACTTCGAGATTGGGGCTCCTCAGCCTAACACCCCGCAGATTTGGAAGTTCGTGCACATCAATGACACGCTGATCTATGCTGATCGTGTGATCTCAGCGTACGATGTGCTGCCAATTATGTTTGGTCAACCGCTGGAAGATGGCCTGGGCGATCAGACGCAGTCCATTGCAGAAGGTGAAATTCCTTTCCAGGAGGCTGCCAGCACTCTGTTCAACATCCGTTTTGCTACTGCACGTCGCGCAGTGTCTGATCGTGCGCTCTTTGACGTCGGTGAGATTGATCCTAAGGTGGTGAATACTGCCACTCCCGCGCTCAAAATTCCTGTGCGCCTGTCTTCTCTGAGCAAGAAGTCACTCTCCGACCTGTACCATCAGATTCCTTTTGACTCGCGTGGTCTGGAGAACGTGTTGCAGGATGCCCAGACCTTGGTAGGCTTTTCCAAGGAACTTCATGGCGGCAATGCTCCTCGTACGGGCCAGTTCCAGAAGGGCAACAAAAGCGTACAAGAGTGGAATGATACTATGGCAGGTTCAGACAATCGCTACCGTCTGCCCGCTATGACGCTTGAGTACCAAGTATTTGTTCCGCTCAAGTCTATCATGGTGCTCAATATCTACCAGTATGGTAGCCAGGTCACTGTTGTGAGTCAGAAGAACGGCAATGTTATGAAGATCAACATTGACGAGCTGCGCAAGCAAGTACTCTCTTTCCGCATTGCAGACGGTTTCACTCCCAAATCCAAAATGGCAAGTATGGATATGGTGACCGCTGGCATGCAAATGATCCAGCAATCTCCGTATTTGCAGCAAGCTTACGGTGCGCATCTGCCTGGTATGTTTGCTCACATGATGTCACTAGGAGGTGTGCGCGGATTGGAAGAATACGACCCTCGTAATGCTGCGCAGGTAGTTCCTGCAGGAGGGCTGGGAGCTCAAACTCTGCAACAGCCTGTTGTGCAACCTCAACAAGATCCCGTTCAACCTTCTAACCCTGGAGCAACTACACCGTGATTGACAAACTACTTCCAAAATATACGTTCACCGATACAGAAGTTCGTATCATCAATGATACTCTTGGTGAACCTCTGATTCAAAAATACTTCGCCAGCTTGGCAGCTCCTATTATGTTGGACCTAGCGTCCAATATGGAGCCCAAAGAAGGCGAATCCGCCGAATCGTTCCTGCGTCGTCGAGTGCACGAGCATGGCCGATTGGAAGCGCTGAATACGCTTCTGTCTTTTCCTGTCCAACCGTCCTAATGGAGTAAATCATGTCCTTCCTCGATAACATCTCTCGCGCCCTCGGAGTTGCCCCTCCTCAGACTGTCGTACCTCCCGCAGTCGGAGAGAACAACAGCAACACCAACATGCACTTTCAGTCTGCAAATCCTGCGCCCAATCAGCAGCAACAGCAGCAGAATCTGCAGAATGCAGGAGTCTCTGGCAATGGAGATCCTACCGGCAACCCGCAAGGAAATTCCAATCCTCCGCAGGGCAAGCCTTCGTTCAACCCCATTGATGTTTTCACAAAGATGGGAGATAATACGAACGCTGACCAGGCACCAGGGTTTACTCTGGATCCCGAGCAACTGGAACAACTCGCTAAAGGGCAAGACTTCCTAGCAGGAGTAGACCCGGAGCTTCTAAACAAGGCAAATAGCGGAGATTTTCAGGCGCAAATGCAGGTTATGCACCAAGCCATGCGCAATGTCTATCAGACTTCCCTCACGCACCAGTCTAGGCTGGCAGAGACTTTCGTCTCACAGCGTGAAGCGCATCGAGATAAGGCACTGCCGAACACGATTCGTCGTGAGCTCGCAGTATCCTCGTTGGCTGATACTCCCAACTTCTCAAATCCTGCTGTGCGTACGCATCTAGTAAGCATCGCGAAGAGTCTGCAAGCACAACACCCAGACGCTCCGCCTGAAGAAATTGCGACCATGGCAAAACAGGCTGTGATTGACATGGCACGAGCCATCAGTCCTGATCAGCCTGGCAACCCGGGCCAAGGCAACCGTCAAGCTCAGAAGGAGACTGACTGGAATGCGTGGTTCGACAACTGAACCTCTTTTCAAGGAACTACGATGGGACTCCAAACTGGCCTCTTTGCAGCCAACAATGCTGCTGGCAATCCTACTGAGCTGAACGCACGCTCTTTTGCGGGGCAAATTCTGCGCCGCTATCCGAATGGCTCTGCGCCTATGTTTGCTCTGACCTCGCAGTCTGGCAAATCCAAGGCAAAGTCCAGCACGCACGGCTACTTCAGCAAGACTCTGACCTTCCTGGTCATTACGACTACCGCAACGCAGTTGGTGGGTGATACCACATTTGCTGCTCTGCCGTCGACTCCTGGCATTACCGTTGGTATGCTGTTCTGGAACAACCGCACGTTCGAGGTGATTCGCGTTACTGCGGTCAACTCGCTCGTATCGATCACTGTCACTCGTGGCTTTGGTCGTGTGGCTGCTGCGGCTGTGAACGTCGGTGACAAGTGGGTTCAGGCTGGTACGGCTTTCGAAGAAGGTTCGAACCGCCCTACTGCGCGTCGCCTGGACACTCAGTACATCCCGAACTATACGCAGATCTTCCGCAATGCGTGGGCTCTGACGGATACGGCGCGGGCTTCGTACACTGAGATCGCCGGTATTTCCAACATTGCGGAAAACCGTAACGACTGTGCGATGTTCCATTCCATCGACATCGAGTCTGCGATGATCTTCTCGCAGCCGAAGATGGATACCTCAGGCTCCACACCGGTCCATGCTACGCAAGGCATTCTGGATGCAATGCGTCAGTATGCGAGCACGAACGTGAATGCAGCCGGTGGTACGACGAACTTCGATCAGCTCGTGGGTTTGGTGGAACCTGCTTTCCAATACAGCACGAACCTGGGCCATGCCAAGGATCGTATGGCGTTCTGCGATGCTGTTGCCATGCGTGTTCTGAATGCCATTGGACGGAAGTCTGGTCAGATCCAAATGACCACCAAGGAAACGAGCTTCGGCATGAAGTACACTGAGTTCATGTTCTACAAGGGCACGATCTCTCTGGTTGAGCACCCGCTCCTGAATGGCCTGGCTCAGACTGGTACCATGCTCGTGATGGACATGCCCTGCCTGAAGCTGGCCTATATGGAAGGCCGTGACACTGTGCCGGAGTATTACTCTCCGCTGGCCGGTTCGCAGTCTGGCGACAATGGCATCGACGCCCAAGGCGGCTCTCTTCTGAGCGAGCTTGCTGTCGAGCTGACGAACCCGGCAGGCTGCGCTCTGGTTACTGGTCTGACCCTCGGCAGCGCCTGATCTTCCAGCCTGGTTGCTTCTAGTAAGCCCCCACAGCCTGACTCCGAGCTCCACGGTAACCAGCAGGCTGTGGTCTTTTTCTTCAGGAGAATACAATGAATCCAATCTTGATAAGACTGCAACAACGCCAAGCAGCAGAAGCTTTGGCAGCAGCAACTGCAGTCGCCCAACAGAATGCTGTTGTGGTGGATCCGCTGATCGGTGCAGGAGCCCTTCCGCCGGACTCTGTGATCGCAACACCGCCTGAGCTTCCGCCGCCGCCTCCTAAGGGTCCGCCGGGCTCGTACCGGTCGCTCAATCTGAAGCGCTTCTTCCTTCCCTCGGGTCAGAAGATTGAGCCGAACGACGAAGGTTTCTACATTCCCCAGTCTGAGGCTGAAGTCAAAGAGCTCGAATACTTTGCTACTCAGTACGACATGGTGGAGTTGCAAGTCGAAGATCCTGCTCCCTAACAGGAGTCTGAGATGAACTTCACAGAAATCGTCAATGAGATTCTGGGAAGGACGAAACGGCCGGATAAACTTTCCTCTATTCGTAGGGAAGTGAATTCGGCCGTTTTGTTTTTTAGCCTGGACATGGGCGCTACACGAGATGTAACGGAAGCTCTGTACAGTGTTGTGGCCACTGAGTATTCTCAGGCTCTGCCGCTGACAACCTGGCCGCGCTTTCGTAAATTCCAGTACATGAAGTATCCTAACACCCGGAACTACATTGTAGAGATCAATGCCAAAAAACTCTACACAGAAGAATGTAAGACGGCTGATCGGTACTATGTGGCTGGGGACAATGTCAACATCAACCTTTCTACTCTGACTTCGCAGTTGGACATTGGCTACTACTCCTATCCGCCGATTCTTACGGACGCTAGTCCTAATTATTGGCTGTTGGACAGAGCCTGGAACGTTGTGTTCGACAGAGCGTGCGCCAAGGTTTATGCTGAGATTGACGATGACAAAGCCTCGCGTATGCACGAGATGTATGCAAGAGATGCTTGGGCTTCTCAGAGGAACGATCTGGCTGCTGGGAGTCGTTGATGTCTCATGAGCAGGACCCAAGAGAAAATAGCTTCGTGGAGCGCAGAGCAGAGCGTCGCGAAGACTACATCAAGCTCCGGGAAACTCTCACTGAGGTTGCTCAGCAACTGGAAGCCTTTAAAAAACGCTTTGACGAGGTAGAAGAAGTACTCGTCAGCATTCGCTCCTTGGCAAAGACTCTGCAGATGATCGAAAGATTGGCTGTATGGCTTGCTAAAGTGGGCGCAGTAGTAGGAATGGTCTACGCAGCGTGGAAATTCTTGCTAGTTGAAATCGTGAAAAGCTTGAAGAACAACTGAAAGGAAACTATCATGGCAGCAAATGCAAGTGGACCAGCAGAGAAGATGGAGGCTATCACAAAGGGATCTCCCTTTGCCAATGGTACTGGATGCCGAGGCATTCTGTGCGGTACGCCGGGAACGGCCAACATCACTGTAGCAGGCGTTGCGCTTGTCAACGTACCTCTCCAACAAGGATACAATCCAATCCGAGTGGAGTCTGTACAAGCAGGCGGAACTGCAGCAGACCTTTGGGCACTGTTTTGAATAGACTGTTCAAACAAGAAAGGCTCCTTCGGGAGCCTTTTTTATTAACGGAGCTAAAATAGCTCTCTTGTCCAAGCTAACCAAGGATCTATCATGCAAATCGGCATTCACAATGGTATTCCTCCTCTCAAGAAAGACATTCTGGAAACTACCATTTATAACATTCTGCGCAACTACAATGCACAGATGTGGCTTCCTGGTCCTTCTGATGTTGCAGGAAACTATGAGGATGGTACTGGGGCACTTCCTATGACTTCTGTGAATGGTATCGTAGGATGTGTAGCAGATGAAACTTCTTCAGGTGTTGGAGAAAATCTATGTGCAAACTCCGAGTTCGTTGGAGCGGCTTTGGGAACTGTAGCACCTACTGGCATTGGTTTTTCGTCTGGTAACGGAATTACCCTATCGTGCGTAGGTTTTGGTACCGATAGCTTTGGCTCCTACATGGACGTGCGCTGGCAAGGCACAGCTGCTGCTACTACTTATCCAGGAGTCTCTTTGTTGCCTGGAGGTATCATTCCAGCAGTACCATTCGAGCTTTGCAGTGCAGGATGCTTCATTGAACTATTGTCAGGTACTCCTCCTAGCACTGCTACTCTGCTTATGAACGGATATACAGCAGGAGTTGCATATGTGCAGCAAGCAAACTCTGCTCAAATCTCTGGTCCGCGAGCTTACTATACCGCACGTAAAGTATTTGACAATGCGACTGTAGCAAACTGTGGTGCAATTATTCAACTGAGTTGCCCTATCAGTTCTATTGTGAACGTTACTATGCGCATCTGGAAACCTCAGGTTAACAGAGGAGTTCTGATGCCGTACTTGCCCACTACTGGTACGCGTGTCATAAATCCGTATTCCAACATCGGATTGAACTCTCTCACTACAGCAAACAAGCCTACACTGTATGGTGGTTGTACATCGGTTATTTCAAATGGATTTGACCTGAACGCTTCTTCCTGGAGTGTCACAAATGGTACTAGGATAGCAGGATCTCAATACGGAACTAGTAGATCAGCTATCTTAGTAGGAGATTCCACAGCTGGACAGCACTATTTCAGCAATAGTTCTCCAACACCCGTGAAAGATAATACTACATACTATGCCTGCATTCAAGCTAAAAGCATTTCAGGCAATCCTCTGTTTCGTCTACAATGTCGTAAAAAGGATGGATCAGTGTGCTATATGAACGTAGACCTCGATTCAGGTCTTCTGTTCAATGCTCCTACAGGAGTGTTGAGTGCCGACGTAGTACGAAAAGAAGGGGGCTTTTGGCAACTACGCATGTCTTTCAATTCTGCTACAGGAGCATCTGGACCTAACCTAGTAGCACTTCTCCTTAAAGGGGATAGTGTATCTGCAGAGGGTACGTCGATAGAGATGATGAATTTTTATTTGTCTGATTCTCCAGCAATCTATGACATGAATCCTGTGCTTATGGCACATTATTTGACAGTTCCGGTCGTACCATACTCTTGGAAATTCGATGGTACAGCTGACAGTCTACAGATTGCCAAAGTGAATGTCAATCCTGCAGCAGATCATTTCATGATCTGTTGTTTCAAGATGCCTCCTGTCACAATCTCGGCAGCACGAGCAGTAGCTGGTTATGGCAACAGCGGTGTTCAGGAGCGCCTTCAGCTGATCTTCTTGAGCAGCAATGTCATCAACTGTTTCTGGCGTGATGCAGCGGGTGTTGCTGTGTCTATTTTGTCAGGTCAGCCAGCTCGTGCAGTGAATGAGAAATTGTGCATCACAATGCGCAAGAAGGCTGGACAACTCTATGGATCCGTCAAAGGATCTATTACGGCCCCAGCAGCCGGTACGACAGCAGACCCCACCGCAGCGTGGACTCCCACTCTAGGCTATGTAGGAGGTTCTGTTTCCACAGGGGCATTTGCGTTCCAGTGGGAGGACGAAATCTACGGGGTCATCACAGGTAGTGGAGCTCCTACTGATGCAGAATTGCTGGTCATGGAGAATTTTCTCATCGGCTGCGCAGGCTTTACTCCGGTTCCTTAATTTAAGAGGTCTATCATGAAACAAATGTCAATTGATGGTTACATCACTCTCGTAGTTTCGGAAGAACAGATTGAACCTGCTCGCCTTCTCATGCAAGCTCTTGATCCTGATGTAGGAGGCTATCACAGCTTTGGCCCTGTGACAGAGGACGGCTTGTATGTATGTTCCATGCCGGCGGACTCTGAGAAAATTGAGCTATTTGAAGTTCTGCAAGAGAATCCTAAGAAGATGGCAGAGTTCATTGCAATGGAGCAAGAGAAGCGCTTCAAGCCATCTGCTGAACTTATGGACAAGCTGGACGCGCAGCTCACAAAGCAACTCAAAGCAGTCACTGAACTTGAGTTGGTAAATTTGAAAGCTGAAATGCTAGTGGCCAAGGAGCACTCAAAAGAGCTTGAAAAGACTATTCAGCTCAACACCAAGCCTCGTGAGAAACTGATTGAATCTGATCTCGGTACGGTGAAAGAAATTGTTATTAAAGGATAGAAGTGCCTTTTATCCGTCCAGGAGCCTTTGGAGGCTCAGAAGCTTTTAAAAAGAAGAGTGGAAAGGGCGTAGTGTTCAATGAGAATGACTATGCCTCTCTACTCTTGCACTTTGACAATGTGAGTTCTCCTGCCGTCTTTACAGACTTCAGCGGCAACTCCTATCCAGCTCCTACCGTCTATGGCAATTCTCAGATCGTTGCAACCCAGTCTGTATTTGGCGGTGCTTCTCTTTATCTGGACGGCACTGGCGACTTTGCTGATTATGCAGCTGACATGAAGTTTAGCTTGGGCAGCTCAGACTTCACAATTGACCTTCGTTGGAGGCCTGATTCTGCCACGATTGACAGTCAAATCCTCGGAGTCAACAATGGGACAGTTTCCTCAGGAGCCGACATCAGCTGGGGTATTCGGCATCTTGGAGCTACTAGCAGCAGCAAAGTACAGTTCTATGCGTATTCAGGAACTACGCTGATTGCAAACATTGTTAGCTCTGTTACATTGGCTGCCAATACCTGGTATGCTATCCGTGTTACACGCAAAGGCACGCGCTTTACGCTGAATGTCAATGGCACAGTAGAAGGTACAGCCACTCCTGTCTGGACTTCTTTGAACTACGCGAGCACAATGGCTCTGCGTTTCGGAACTTACGCTGCTTCTCCGGCGTATTTTGGAAAAGGCTACATTGATGAAGTACGCATTCTGAAAGGGTATGCAGCTTCTGACGGTGCTTACACTCCCGCAGCTTCTCCATTTTAAGGAATCTTCATGATCTCACTCAACGGAAAAACCTACTTTACAGAAGCAGAACTTGCCTGCAAGTCTACAGGGAAAGTCAAACTGGCTCCCGGATTTGCAGACAAACTGCTTGAGCTCAGAATCAAATGGGACAAGCCTATGGTAGTAAATTCCTGCTGCCGTAGCAAAGCCCACAATGTTGCCGTTCGAGGCAATGAAAGGAGTCTTCATGTCTACGACTTCCCCTACTGGCCAACCCAAGGCACTTGTGCTATTGACATTGCTATTTCTGATCCCTCTAGGAGGGCCGGCCTTACTGCACTTGCTCTTTCATTGGGTTGGTGGGTTGGTGTGAACGAGACTTTCTTGCATCTAGATAGGCGGATTGACTTTGGAGTAGCAGACTCCGTTGGTATTTTCTTGTACGGGAGTAAATCATGATTCCAGCAGTTCTTGGGCTTTTGCAATTGGCTCCTACGCTCATGCGTTTCTTTGGGGCTGGAGAAAAGAGTGCATCTGTGGCTGAAAAAGTCATTGACATTGCACAGACTGTCACTGGGACAACGGATCCTGACAATGCTTTGGAAGTATTGCGCGGTGATCCAGACAAGGTGCGGCAGTTCCAACTAGCTATCATGGACAATGACACTGAGTTGGAAACTTTGTATCTCGCAGACAGGGACAGTGCGCGCAAACGCGACATGGAATTTCTCAGAGCAGGTACAAGGAATTATCGGGCAGATACTATGTATTTCCTGGCAGTTCTTGTCATTGGCCTGCTTGTATGGCAAGTTCTCAGTTCCTCCTTGGACGAGTATGCCAAAGGTATCATCACTCTAGTACTTGGGCGCTTCCTGGGTTATCTTGATGGAATCTACAACTTCGAGTTTGGTACTACTCGTACAAGCAAGACAAAGGACGAGACTATCAATCGTTTGACGGAGAAACCAGAATGAGCATCCCTGTCGAAATCTACCCGCTATCTACCCAGGATGGCAAGAGTATTCCGCTGGACATCATATCTCCAGAAGGTATGGTGTATCAGGCTTTGACGACGAGCTGGTCTACGATTGCTCTGACCAGTTTGTACAACACTGCTGTGCTCTTCAGCACTACAGCAGCTCTGTTGGACATCACAAATACGGCAGCTGGAACTCCTGCTAGCGGCTCACTGAATACTGGCATGTTGTACATTCCTGCTGAGACTGTTGTCACGCTGATCCTTCCTACGGCTTCTATCAAAGTGAGAGCAGTCACAGGTACAGGGGATCTGTATATCAATGGAATACGCCGCTGGGCTGCTCTTGCTCTGCCGCGTCAGTTTAGTAAGAATCTTTCTTGAAAGGTCATCATGCAGCGCACAAAATTTATCGATCTTACTCGCACTTACCTGCCTGTAGATCCTAACGCTTTTCCCACCACCATGCACGGGACTGGTCAGGAGGATTCTCCTGAAAACAGAATTCCAGCAATGGCTTACGACGGGTACAACTTCCTGCCTACTGGGCATGGTTACAAGAGCTATTTTGGTACAAATTCTGAAATTCAGATTGATGCTCTGACAGCTCGTGCCGATTTTGTGTTCATGTACCAGAACACTGCGTACGAAAACATCCTGATCGCTTTGACAGAATCTGGCATCTGGACAAAACGCGCTTCTACTACGGGAGCTTGGACACAGTCTGTAGTTATGCCACTTCCTGTTATTCCTGTGGAACACTACGACTGGACGTTCGTAGTGATTGCTCAGGTGCTCTACTGCTATCGGCAGAATTACGCTTCTTACCAGAAGATCGTATCTGACGTGACAAACGGAATTACGATCAGTAGCATTGTTCCCAATACTCTGAACATGTCGGCTCAGATGGGAATTTTCCGCGCAGGAGGCCGTTTGGGCTTCTGGGATTCTGACGACTCTGTGAGCTGGTCCAACCAGGATGACTATGCAGATTTTGCGCCGTCTATCCAGACTCTGGCGGGCTCTCAGAAGTTCATTGATGTCAATGGGCGCATCACGATCATACGAGGTCATGGGCCTGGTTTTATCATGTACTGCTCCAAGAGCATCATCTTTGTCTATCCTGACCAAAGCTCACAGATGCAGTGGAAGCCTCAGGTTATCTTTGGCAATAATGGTATTCCATATGCTCGCATGTGCGTGGAAGGTTCTCCTGATACGACGCACTTTGTGTACACTGATGCAGGATTGTACCAGATCAACAATGCCAAGGAAGAACTCATTGTTCCAGAGATTGTGGATACTTTGGCCAAACACAATGGTCCTATCTATCTCAGCATGATGGAAGGACGCTATCTCTATCTTGAGATTCTGGATGCAGATTTCATGGAAGGTTGGGTTCAGTTTTCTGAAGGTACGGCAGAAGCCATCACCTACACCTTTCCAGGTTCTTCCGTCACTCTGGCTCAAGCAATTGCAGACGAAACTCTGCAAGGTACAAACTACTGTTCCACAATCGGAGCAATGGGCAATGGTAATTTTGCTACCAAGCCTATTGTAGGAGATCAGAAACCAGGCACTGACTGGAAACCTCAGTGGACTGCCTATTTCTCCAACTCGGGCATCAAGGACGCTTCTAACGTCACTTGGACAAATATTCCCGTGGCCACTATCGACCCTAATGGAGTCGAGGCTAATCAATGCCCTGCTGGTAATGCCAACAAGACTACGCAACTTTCCACTACTTCTGCCAACAAGACTGCTGTTACAGGCGCAGCAGCTTACATTGATGGCATTTGGACAATGGAACGCTTTGTTCAGACGCAAACTGCAATCTGGAAAATCGAACAAGAGGCTATTGATGCCTGGTTCAATACTGTTGAAGCTCGTCAGAAGTACGTAGTAAAAGTCACTAACGTGGCTACGGATCCTACGACTCCTATGGCCACGGACAAAAGCTTGATAGGGCGTTATGTAGGGCGTTTTTCTGAGCCTTACTTCACGTTCTCTCCTTGCGAATTCCGCCTGACACGTCTGCTGGTTTCTGCAAAGGACCTGTATCGGATCAAGAAGAATATCATCAACGGTGTGAACAAAACTGTTGTACCCACTTCTCTGGGATTCTCTCTTGCTCCTGCCGGCAACAATCCAGGATTTGCTTGGGGTGGAATCTACTCCACTCCCATTGCTGCTCTGCAAGGCACTTATCCTTCAGGCTCTCTGGTAAACTACCCCTACTCAGGGGCTACTTCCATCAACCAGTACACTAACACGGCCTTCCAGCAAATTGCTGTTGCTCGTGGAGACGGTAATGGCAGTGGTGGAGGTCCGTTTGGTGTCATAATTTACGAAATCTTCCAATTGCCTACAGGCTTCTCCTATGAGAATCCAGGTTGGACTGGCAATGCTTCTACCTACTCGATCTTTATCTATCCTTCTGCCGGACGTTGGGAAAAGACAGAGATCATGATTGCCACGAACCAGGCAGAAGAAGTGGACATCGCTCCTATCGAGGACAATGGATATTGCACTCTAGCCAGCTGGAACTACACCAAGACAAACAATACTACAGGAAATGTAGCAGCCGCTGCTTGTGTGTCTGCTCAAGAGACCCCAGATTCTGATTTGGCTTCTCAAGTCTCTTCTATGGATGGATCATTCTGCTCCAAGCCGTTCGAGCCTGTAACGATTCCAGGAGCTCCAAGTCTTGCGACAGGCTGGCCTTCTCAGTCAATCACGTTGCCTGCCTCAACATTTCTTTTGCAGAATGGCTCTATTGCTCCTGTGTATCCTACCTTCCAAGGAGCTCTTGTCTATGACCTGCATTTGAAACGGTGGGGAAAGTATAAAGGGCTGTACAAAGGATTGCTGAATTACCAACCAATCAACAATGCCGTCAACGGCGGTGTACCATTCGCTTCTTTTGGTATACTGGGAGGGATCCTGGCAATCGGTGGCAAGCTGAAACTCTTCGATGCCTATCCTGATGATGCGTTCATCACCTACGGCAAGATTGGGTACTATCGCCAAGGCATCACCTCTGTAGAAGAAGTACGTGTTAGCTTTGCTTCACCTTCTACAGGCTACGTCAAAACAGAATCGAGCATCTCAGGACGCTTCATTGATCCTCTGTTGACTCGAACTGAACTCTTCACAGATGCTTCCAGTGTGCGCTTGACAGGTGGATATCCTGGAAGCTGGTGCAATATCAAAATCGGCGGTATTTTTGACATCAATTACCTCGAATTCCGAGGCTTTACTAACGGAGAACGCTAATGGCTACTACGAACGCTCAACCCGATAACTACGGGATCGCAGCCAAGGCTGCTACACAACAGACTGCTGATTCACAGTCTTCCAGCAGTGCCAATACTGCGCAGAATCAGGTTCAGAATGGCACGCAGATTCAGAGTGGCTCACAGACGAACATGTCTCCAGAGGCTCTGGCAGCCTTGGAGCTCCTGATCAAGCAGCTCATGGGAGGTGGTACTCAGGCTATGGCCAATGATCAGGCTGCGCGCAAAGGAGAGATCAATAAGGTCACTCAGCAGCGTGCTGCCTACAGCAAAGATGCAGCGTTTTCAGACGCTCAAGGCTTGATTGCACAGACAATGCGTCGTGCAATGGAACAGCTGCTGCCTTCTATCAATCGTTCTGCTGAAGGTGCTGGAGCTTCTCAGTCTTCGCTACGAGCTCTGCTGTTGCAAGACGCTGCAAACAAGGCTGCAGAAAGTTCTGCTGCTCAGGGTTTGAATGCTGCTGTGCAGTATGGGCAGGTTGGAGCCAATTTGTCTCAAGTGCTGGAGGCTCTTACACGACCTGACACTACTGTGAGCAACGCTCTTCTGAATGCTCTGCAGATTGCTAAAGGCGCTACCAGCACGAGCAACACTGTTACGCAAACCACAGGACAGACTCAGACTTCTGGCAGTGCTCAGGAGAAGAAGACCGTGGACTATGCTCCTTTCTCGTTCAATCCGCCTGGGCGCCAGACTGGCTTGACGTTCTTTGGTCCACTGGACTCTTCAGCTCCTACGCTGGCATTCCAGAACGGCGACGCATTGCGGGCTAAAGTTTCCGAACTCATTTCGCCCCGCAGCTTCTCCAACTTCACGTTCTAAGGAAAGTCATAATGGCTGATAAAATGATAACGGGTGTTCCAGTATCCATGGATCCCTTGTTTCTAGCTGTAGGAGACGCTTTTAACAAGATTACTCCTGCTCCAGGTAGTCTTGTTGCTGTGCAGAATATGCTTAAGAGTATGGGATCTACTGATGTTCCTAATCTTACTCCTGCACAGGTAGGGGCTTTGATGGGAGATCAGTACTATTCAGGTTCTTCTGCTCCTTCAACGGAGCAGGGTGGATCTGGACTAGGTACTGTGAACCCTCCTTCTGTTGTCCCTTCTGATCCTGCCACTGAACAAGCTACTGTGGACAATGGTATCCTGGGTGCAGCATTCCCAGAAATCTTCAGGAAAACCGCACTGAAGCCTACTTATCTGAATGCGGATAATACCATGTCCAATGATCAGACGTCCCCTCTCAAACAGGGGGATGGTCGGAAAGAGACTTACTTTGCAGACACTACGTTCGGGGCAGAGCGTGTAAATGCGCGTACTTCTGAGCACGGTGTAACTGCTGTCAAGAAGGATGGCAAAGTCTACATGACCAACATCAATCCTGACGGATCTGTAAATAAGGGGACTGGTTCTCCTAATTCAGTCCTCGGAAATGGAATGGGCTCGCAACAGAATGCTCCTATGTTGTCTCGTGTCGATCTGAGCGCCACGATTACTACAGCAATGGACAAACTGTCCAAGACTTCTGACTACGCTGTAGCTCGTGCGCTCTTTTCCAATCTGAACGCTACGATCGCAGGCTCTCGTGCTACGATGGAGGCTGAAGCAATCAAGTTTGCTGAAGGCAAATATCGTGTGCCTGAACTGGAAGCTATGTTGGAGCAGTCTGTTCGCACTGACATGGCCTCTGTTGGCTGGTATCCTGGCATTGGCGATTCTCCTGTGACATCCAAGCTCCGCGCAGAATTGAATGCAGCTCGTTCCAGCTCTGCTGCATACTCCAAGAACTACTTGGCCAGCAATACAAGTTATGCTGCGCTTGGTGCAGTGGAAGCTAACATGCGCATTGAGTATGACCGCATCAAGAATGTTGTGCTCAAGCGGGATCAAATTGAAATGCGGGCTGATGAAAGCCAGGCAGAATGGGATCGCCGTCGCCAGGTTATTGCGCAAGAAAAGAAAATGGCTGCGCAGGACGAGGTTGATATGCTCTCTCCTGAGCAACTGAAGCGTGTTGTTCTGTTGAATCCTGCGCTAGGAATGCCGGAATCTTCTACTGGCAAGCCTGATCCAGTTTCCATCGCCAAATTCGTCAAGAACAAACAAGTGGCAGAAGCTGTCACAGCAATAGGAGATCAACTGCCTGTCATTGCCTTGGAAGGAAATCAGTATGCACGAGTCCTTCTGGCTCGTCAAGAAGCTGGAACCTACTCAGAAAAGCAAGTAGAAGAGAAACTGGACTCTCTTCGCAAAACAGCTAACTCTGCGACTTTTGCCAAAACTTACGCTACGTGGAAACACGGAAGCAATAAGGAAGCTTTGAATGCAGAACTTGTTGCTCTTCAGTCTGGCGCCGCTGCGACTGATCCGGCCATGAAGAAGAATGCGGGCTCTCTGCGTCTGATGGCTGCGCTCGAAATGGAACGTGCTGCTCAGACTGAGTATGTGCTCAACGACATCACCACGCTTCTGCCTCGTGATGGTATGTTCAAGGATGCTATTGAGCAGTCTATCAAAGTGACAAACAATGCTTCCATTGAAAACGTCATAAATGCTCTGACTCGTGCTACAAAGTCTGATGAAGAGCGTCGCCAAGTATTGGCTGTTTTCAACAAAGCTGTATTGGACGCAGCAGAGAAGCGGAAAGAGTCTGTGTTTGGCCGGCCTGATGTGAACAAGCTGAAACAGGCTATGGTGGAATCTTCAATGCAGTGGGCCAATTCCTCTTTGGTCAGTGTTCTTTCTGCTATTCGTTAATAGGAGCTCCTCATGGACGCATTTGCTTACGCCAAACCTCATCCTGACTTCTCTCCTGATCTCAATGCAGCCGGAGCCGCTGCACGATTTGATCCTCTTTCCAACATTGCCAAGAATATCTTTGGAGGCGCTGTTGCTTCCGTGGTAGACTTTGGTGCAAGTGTGTGGAATTCTTTGCCAATGACTCCGGAGGTCTCTACCAGCGAAATTCTGGGAAAGATTTCCAACGATGCTTTGCAGGTGTACGAGGAGAATCCGGACACTATTCACTCTATTAGCTTTATCGGTGGGATGTTTGTTCCTGCTGGTCTTGCTATGAAAGGGATGAAAATGCTGCGTTCTGGTTCCAAGTCTGTAAATTGGTTCACAGACGCAGGCAAAGCAGAGGATCTGGCTAAGGCTACCAAAATCTTTGAAGAAGCTGGCAAAGGCACCACAGCGTATCGAGATGCTATGCGCTCTTTGTATATCAAAGGAGCCGCCAATCAAGCACTGGATGCTGTAGCTGCAGAAGCTGCAATCGTGTTCACTCTGGGTGCGCATCCTCTGATGGAAGATTACATGGCGGATCCTGTCAAGAGCTTTGCAATCTCTGCTGCTGGAGGTTCTGTTCTTGGTGCTGGCATTGGCCACATTGCTGATCGTTTCATGATCAAGAGTCAAATGTCTGAAGTATTTCAGAAGGCATTTGATACGGCTCGTGCTGATGTGAAGATGATTGAGCCAGGCATGACAGGAGCTGTTGCAATTCAGACTCTGGAGCAGAACAAACAGAATCTGACTAAGTTCCTGGATAATGCTGCTGAACAGGGCATGAGCGTATCCAACAATCTGTCAGTCCGTATCGCAGACAGTATGCGCACAGAAGCCGCCAATCAGCAAATCAAGCTGTTTGATTCGATGGTGGATGAGTCTCTGAAGAAGTTGCCTGCTGCTGACAAAATGGAGATCATGCGTACGGTCTCTCAGCAGTTTGAAATGCATGGGGTCAATGAAGTATCCCTTGTCAATCCATCCTCTGCAATTTCGCGCAAGATGATTGAAGCGGATTTCTACTCCATCACAGGCCAAAAGCCTATTCTCACTCGCCAGGTTCTGCACAAAGATGGCACAATTTCTCTGACGGAGAAAGAGGCTATTTATTTTCCCAATCTGAATGCCTACGGCCCGATGGGAAGTCAGATTCACTATGGCAACGTCAATATTCTGTTCAACAACATTGAAGAAGCTGCCAAGGTTATTCCTGCAACTGCTTACAAGAATGTGAACTTCGACTCTACTATTGAGTTGATGGGAACTTCTGCTGCAACTGCTCAGGCTACTGTGATCGGTAAACTAGGCAAGTTTGCTGAAATCTCTGACAAGCACTTGCCTGATGCAATGTTTGCAGACTCCGACACGGCGGGCCTGACTGCGATTTTGAATCGTATGCGGGTGAGCACGGATCCTAACATAAAGGTCAAGATGGTTGACAAGAGCGTCTTCTATCAAAGTCAGCTAGCTCAGAAGATTGTGCAGCAAGGTCCTTTGACCAAGAAGTATACCGATGCAACTGAGCAGATGTTCACTCCTGCTGCTTTGCGTCAGAAGAATTATATCAATTTGCGAGAAGACTCTTCTGCTTCTGCAAAAGTGCATCAAGCTCTGACACGCTGGGTTGCAGGAGATCAATGGCAGATTCAGAAAGGATCTGTTGCATACTTTGCACGAGGCTATTCTGCTGCTGGTATGCGCATGGACAAAGACGTACAAGATGCTCGTCGTCTATTTGAAGACATCTACGAATCAGAAGCTTCTAAACGCGCTCGTGAGAAGTTTCGTCAGATTTCGGACAATGGCTATGTTTACTTATATCGGGGAACTAAGACTTCCGTTCTAAAAGGAACTGCTCCTGTAGAGAGTATGGGCATTTCTTATGAGAAGGCTCGAGAATTCGCCAAGTCCCAGGATGGCGCGGTTAATCTGTACAAGATCGACGTAGACGACATTATTGCTGTTATTGATGACTTTGGTTCTGCTGCTAATCAGACTGAGATTCTGGTACGATCTTCAGCTCGTGAAGCTAAGGTCTCAATCGATTCCACGACTCAGACTGTGAAGAACGCAACTCCTACTTCTTCTACTGTCATTTCGCGCCCGAATAACGTGCGTCAAGTTGGCACTGCTGAGATTGAGAGGGCTATTCGGAATTCCAAAGCAGAAGAGCTCAACACTCTTCTTGCAAATGCCATTCCCATGGAAAGTATTGCTCTGCGCACCAACACTCCTCAGTGGTTGGTAGAAGCCTATGCAGCTGATGGTTCTGCTGGGCCTCAGGTGATTGAGCGCATCCTTGCCCAGGCTAAGGCAAATGGCCGCACGGATGTTGACCTGGCTACTGGCAATGCTATCTACAATCTGGATACTGCCAAGAAAGCTTTTGGTGCAACGCAGACTCCACTTTTGCTCAGAGGGGATCTCAAGAAGAATCCCTACATCGAGGCTCACGGTGCGCTTGACAACAAGGCTATTCGTGACATCAACAAGACTTGGGTCGAAGCTGCTCTGAACAGCACCAATGCTCCTATTGTCCGCTCCTGGGCTGATTTCATGAATACTAATCGAGCAATGTTCGATCTCATGGAGACTCAGCTTAGCAAAGTCAACGCAGAAGCAGCAGGCAATCGCTTCTTCAACAGTGTTGATTTCTGGGCTCGCAATATGGGAGACTTGGGTCCTATCGTGTCTGCTATTGGCAAGCAGGTGCAAGCTCTGTCCAATGAAATGATCGGGCGTGTTGCGGATCCTATTCGTAATACGATGAACGCGATCTCAAAGGATCCTGCCGCTATCATCGAATTCACTACCTTTGTTCAGATCAATGCTGGATTGAAAGGCTGGCGGACGTTTGAATACGAGACAGGTCGGATTCTACAGAGGGGAGAAGATGCTCTTGGCAAAACTACGCTAGAGCCTGTAATGCACAATGGACAGCCTTACGTTGTGTCCACTCCTGCTGTGCGGGAGTCTATTGCAACCATGCAAGCGCAGGGTAAGGAATTGCGCGATCTGCACAATGTCAGTCGGAAGATCAAAGGCCAGCAGAATGTCAACGACATCGGACTCTGGATTCCTTCTTTGAATCCTGTCAACAAGTACATTGCCTATTTGCACGACCTTCAGACGGATTCAGTCAAGATGATCGTTGCCAACACCAAAGAAGCCTACAACGACGCAGTTCGCCTGGAGCGCGAGAACATCCTATCTCAAGGCCTCGGAAAGACTATGCGTGTCGTGGAACGTGGACAGGATAAAGAACTCTGGTCACGGCTGAACGGTCGTATGGATCCATTCACAATGGAACGGGCCAATGTAGGAGAACAGAAGACTGGTTCTTCTGCTCTTGCAAACATCAAAGCTGATCTGTCTATTTTCGGAGAGATCATCGGAGGCTACGAACATTACATTACGTCACAGATGCGACAGTTGGCTGATCTCAGTATGTCCGATGTGACGTACACTCTGGATCGCCTATCCACTCTGCATACCTGGGGAACAGACTCGCAGCCTCTGACTAAGGTCAAGCAAATTGTGGACAAAGCCAAAGATCCTGCCGCTACTATGCGCAATGTGCTGACTGGCTCAACCTCTCTGGATGAGTACACAGGCTGGCGCGATGCTAACAGGAGCTTTGAAACGATTCTGTCCTACGGCGTCAATACTGTGAACAAAGTATTTGAAAGTGCCATCAAGCCTCTGAGCAAGACATTCTTTGGCAAGGAAAAGACTGTCTCATTGGACGAGATGAAAAAGCTAGACTACCAGAAGATTGCTCAGGAGTTGGAGCAACGCGGTATTGTCAACCCTTGGGAAGGCTATGACCAGGCAATGGCTGCTGAGAAGTATGCAGTATCCAAGTTGGAAGATTCTCCTGATATTTCCAAGCGCATCGTCTATGCTGGCAATGCTCTGGCTGCAACTGTCGCTCTACGGATTGGAGAACTTGCGCAGCCTTTGGTCAACGTCATGTCGTTGCCTATTCTGACGCATCTGGCTGCTGCTAACAAAATGCCAGAAACATTCCTCGGAATTGCAAAAGGTACCGCCAAAGTGACTCCTGTGCAGATCATGTACGAGGGAGCTCGTGCAGCAAACTCTCCTATGTTCAAGCATTTGGACGAACAGTGGCTGAAAGCTGGTTACTATGAAGCTGCCGTCTCTGAAGTGAATCAGACTCTCATGCAATCTCGCAGCCTGGACAAAGGAGCCATTGCTGCTACAGAGCGTATGCTGGATTCAAGCATTGTGAAAATGCTGAGCAGAGTCTCAGACTGGTCTGAGAGTTTTGTGCGCCGTCAAACGATGTTCACTGGAGCAGTTCTGGCCAAGCGTCTCTATCCTGAGCTCGATGATGCAGGAGTTACATTGTTTGCTCGTGATTTTATGGACAAAGCAGTTGGTAACTTCCACGCTCCGCAACGTCCTGTATTCTTCCAAGGTACAATGGGAGTAGCTCTCGGCCTGTTCCAGACTTATGCTCTTACGTTCGGACAGTCCATGTACAGGCACTTGGAGTTGAAGAACTATCGGGAGCTTGGAAAAGCTGCGCTGTTGCAGAGTACGATTTTCGGTACGAGCTCCTTGCCTGGTTTCACTGCTGTGAGTCATTTGATTGGAGAACATTTCTCAGACGATCACGTGGACTTTGAGACTGGCGCATTCCGTGCTCTATCCGATCCTCTTGCAGAATCTGTAATCTACGGTCTTCCATCTCAGCTCGGGATTGGTACGCACACACGAGGTGACGCCAACTTTAGAATTCCTGGCATGAGTACAGACGGGATTGTTGCGCTGAACTTTGCGAAGCAGGCTGTAGAATCTGTTATGCATGTAGCGGATGCTGTGGGCAATGCAGACAAGAGTGTTCCCCAGGCTTTTGCAGAAGCACTCAGCCTACAGTCAATGAGCCGTCCTCTGGCACGAGGAGCAGAGTTGGCAATGAGGCAGTCTATCACTCAGAAAGGAAATACTGTTAGCACTCCTGAAGAAGTGTGGACTCTTTCTGGTATTGCTGCTCGCGTACTGGGAACGCGCCCGATAGAGGAAATCAAACTCCGGAATGCTATTCACTTGAATTCGTTTTATGGAGCAATTGATTATGAGAATCGTCAGAGCCTTATGATGGATCTCAAAACAAGAATCCGTGGTGGGGTTCTGACAGAAGAAGATGTGTCTAGGGCTTCTCTCAAGTACATGGAGAATGGCGGAACTCCAGCAGGCTGGAGAGCTGCTATTGCCAAGACATTGGCCACTACCGAGACAGATGGGAAAGAAGAGCTTGCAAACAAACTGCGGCCCAATTCTCCTCTGTACTATATGGTCAACTCTCTCGATGGCTACTAAGCTACTAGAAAAGAGAGCATAAAAAAGCCCCCGATTGGGGGCTTTCTTTTGTCCTGCTGATAGGTCAATAGGTAGAAGGGATCAGCGGAGAACGATGAACCAGCGAATGCACAATGGCATGAAACATATAGTCTTTGGCCTGTTGTTCAGGAGGAAGCTGGGCAAAAGGAACCATACAAGGATGTTCTTTCAATGCTGGATTTTTCACTGCTCCATAGACCCAGCCTTCTTTTTCTTTCTGATCTAGCCAGGTATTGTGCGAGTCCATGGGAGTAGAATTGCCATCTTCAGCGTGCAGGCGCACACCAGCTACTGCTGACTCCTTCTGCCAGTCTGGCGCGTCTTTCCACTCCGGTTGACTGTGATCCCCTAGTGTTGCGCAATACGCTCGGTTAGCTTCATGGCAAATCATTGCAATTGCCAGAAGGCTGTGATAACTCAAAGATCGTTTCATTGTATTCTCCAAAAAGCTGCTCAATAGCTGGAGCAGTATCAGCTTCTTCTAGGTCCGCCAGAGAAGAATTCTCCGCGCAGTCCGAACAGTTCCAAGTGAGTCTGAGTCAGTTTGGCAGGAGTAGCAACACTCTCATGAATGGCTACCTTCATTTCTCCTACAATCCAGAACTCCCACTCGCGTGTGATCTCATTCTGTCGAACTCCTGACCACTCCATGCGCTTCAGCTCAGAGCTTGTCATGAAGTCAGGATGATTCGGGCGCTTGAAGGATTCAGTCTTTCCTCCATCTACGCCACGAATGATATTGTTGTGCTTGAAGTTGAACTTCTGTTCTTTGCTCATGGTTGTTCTACCTTGTTCAATGCGACTTCAACACCTGCTTCTGTCAGACTCTTGTGCAGTTGTCCGATCAATGACATCATGTACTCAACTTCTGGAGTGACATCAGAGATTCCTATTGCGTGCTCGCTTCTGAGAAGCTTGCCGTCAGGGAACTCCGGATCTTCTGAGTCAATGTTCATGCAACTCTGACATCCATAGCAGAATTGCACTTTCAGAAAATGTCGTCCTTCACGGATTGTTTTTCCTTCCGGCACAGTTTCCGGCGCGGTTTGCCCACTTTCGTTGTTGCTCATTTTCGCACATCCTTTCATGTACTGGGTTATAGAGAAGCCAGGTTATGCTCGCGGGGTACTTTGAATCCTGCTGCATTCTTATGTCCGCCACCGCCATACTTTGCAGCGATTGCAGAGACGTCCGTTCCGTGCGGCTGAGAGCGTAGAGAGAATATCCGGCCATCAGCAGTATCGTAGTAAGTAGCAGAAAATAAGCTGCCCTCAGCATATTCAGCCGACATAAGATTACCAGCGTCACTAGCAAAGACACCGTGTAGATTAGCAACAGGTACATAAACTCCTCCAATGTTCATCATGCGCTTGGTTGATTCAATGCCCATCTTGACAAGATGAAGATGCTGGTCCAGGAGCTTCTGACCTAGCATAATCATACCATCGTAGGGTCCCAAACACATCACTGAATCCCAGGATTCAAAGGTCATAGGCAGACTCTGCAATGCAGCCATGAGAGCTTTGGTGTTTGGCAGTTCAAACTTCCAAAGATCACGATCTTCGATGTGCTTCAGAAGCCCTGGAGGTTTGATGGCGTAGTTCAATGGAACATATGTTGCTACGAGATACTCCCACGTCAAGCCAGTTCCGGAACGGTTCATGTTGAAGTGGATAAAGCAAGCTACGTAATCATCTTCCTCTACGCCATTGTTGCCAAGCTCTGCTGCTCGGATCTGTTCTTCTTGGCGAATAGCTTCTTCCAAACCCTCCAGCTCTTCCTTTGCTGTTTTGTGATGATCCAGCACAACAAGAGAAGCAGCCTGCAAAGCAATGCCAATCATTTGATTCCTCTTGTAAGAGAAGTCAACGATGAACACATGCTTGCCTGCGAGTTCCTTGTACGGAGGCTCCTGCCCGTAGTTGGCAGGATAGAATTCAAGATCGTACGGGATGTGTTCCTTCAGATAATGAAAGCAATAGGCTGCGCCGAAACCATCCAAGCAGTTGGCATGGTAGATCACGATAGCTTTCTCACGAGGCACCATCGCTGTGAGATTCTGAATGCGCATTCCTACTTCCTTGTCGCTCATGATGTTCATTGCTTCGAGTACGCCTGTTGTAGATTGCATGTTCATTTGATTTGTTCCTGTTCCGTTAACCAACTGGTGTCGAGAAATTTACCATTCCACTCCACCTCTACTTTGTTGACAGGCATATAGCCTACTTTGCCCAGGATCTTTACGACCTGAATCTTTTCTGCTTTGCAAAGAGATGTTAGTATGTCTGTCAGTTCCGTCATCTTTGTTATGTCGTTGTGTACTGCTTTCCAAATATCTCCTGAATTTTGTGGGCGCGTCTTACTGCGCAAGAATTGAAGAATTGCATTGCTGGCAGCAGAATTGCGAGAAGCCCCAAACTCTCCTAGAGCCTTGGGCATTCTGATCTCTGCAACAGCTAGCATGGTATTGGCGCGCAGAACATCAATCTCATGAATTTCCATACGCAGGTCTAGAGCAGCCTGGATCATGGCCAACTTGATGAGATTGATATGGCGTCGTTCTTGGTAGTGTATGAATCTAGCATCATCTACTGGAATACAGTTCCTGTAGATTTCTCCTGCTAATGCTTTGGCTTCTTTTACAAAAGACAACTCTCCTTTCAATAGACGAACTTCTTTCAAACGCTCCACAAGAGCTACTTTCAGATCCTTATCTGGGGCAGCAGGCCAAGGAACCTTGTTGCCTGTTCCATCACTGTAGATCAGAAGGACTCGGGACATGAACCCTGATCCTAGTGCTTCAGGCGGAAAAGCCAAAGCAAACGTAGTTGCAGTGGAACCTCCGATCATATTGACAGTAGGCTTGTAGACATACACGTCTTTTCCTGTGATCTTAGGATGCGTGTAGTCATCCAGATTATCCCAGAGATTGGTCAGTGTCATCATGAAGCCAGTGTCACCTTGCCCGATGAAGTCTACAAATTCGCCGGCACAGATGTATGTCTCAGAAGGAGTGTCAAGCACAAGAGCTTCTAGGTCCTCAATACTTTCTACTGTGCCTTTCTCGTGCTGGCGCATCTCTTTCAGGAATGCTTCCTTAGAAGTCCTGTCCGCTGCAAACCGGGTGTATCCTGCCGCCTTTATTAGCCCTTTGGCAACTGAGATAGCAGTTCCTTTTTTGCTTGCTGGAGGACCCATAAGCAACATGTACAAATTAGGATAGATGGTAGAAGAACCGAATGGTATCCAAACGGCTCTCCCAAGTAATGCAGCGACAGCAGAAGCGCAGCTCCAGCGATGGTAGATAGCAGGACACTCAGACTGATCGAGATTACAGAAAGTAAGATAGCTTGTGAAAAAGTCATGATTCATACACCCTCCTTCGAGGGTTTCCATTCTTTCATTGCGCGCCAGTTGGTACCGAACTTAATGTCCACAGGAATGCGTAGAGTACGCCCATGAACCTGAACAGGATTGTTCATGCACTCTAGGATGATAGGTGCGTAATGATCACGCATTCCAATCCTAACTTGCCCTAGAATAGAATCATGGATCTGTGCTTTGAGCCGAATGTTGCCATTGTCTTTGAGCACATAGCCTGTGTAAAGCCTGTTGAATCCTTTGTTCAGAATCTCCACAGAAAGGTTCTGCGGCTGGTGAGCAACAAGGCTACGCAGCATAGCATGATCCCGCTCAATATCACCGAAGCAACGACGAGTATGGCCAAGAGGGGATACGAGGAAACCAGTAGAAGATACTTCATACTTGATTTCGTCATACCATTTGCGGACTCTCGGAAAAGGCCCATGATAAGCCTCCAACAAAAGCCCAGCGAATCCGCGCAGAGTGTACTCATTGGTAGATCCTTTCTCGGGAATCTCTACAATCTTGAGTCCCAGCTTAGGAGCAGTCTCAAGCAGAACACGCACCCCGATATTCTCGATAAAGGTGCGCTCTTTCATCATGTAGTTGGTGCCGTGGACAATGCGCTTGAGCACACTATTCCTAAAGAAATCCGTGACTTCTTCATAAGGGATAGAGAAGAACAGTGTGCCAAGTGTTTTGTAAAAATCTCTTTCTGCATCTTCAAGAGCAGCGATGAGAGCTTCTTCTTGTGAGCAATACGCAGTGGTCCGGCCTTCACTCTGTTTGTTGTCTGCCTCGAATAGTTCATAACCGTCATCTGCAACGAGCATTTCTTTGGCGTACTTTGGGATATTCTGTACTTGAGTTCCACACCAAAAGGAGCTAGCATTGCACGCCATTCGCTCAGTCTCTGCTCCAAAAGGATTAAGGGCCCACAGTAGACGACCGATACATTGTATGTAGTCATAGTACGTTCCAATCGCTTTCTGACTTTCTCGGTACGTCAGGATGTTGGGAATGACACGAGCAAGCAGAGGATGCTGTTCCATGACAGCAAGGAGATTCTTTTCATCAGTGCCAGATTTACTCTTGCCGATCTTAGGCTTCTTGGCTCCGAACATATCGTAGATAGCTTTTTCTACTTGCTGCCAGGAGCCTGGATTGAAGTTAGGATCCGACATCTGCACTCTGATTGAAGCGCGCGATTTTTCCAGATCCGTCACAGCCTTCTCTCGTACCTTCAGTCTGGCAGCCTGATCAATTTTGAAGCCTTCGAAGTTCCCGTACAGAGCGGGATATACCAACTTGAACTTGGTCTTGTAGTTCTTGAAAGCATAGGCTGGCATTTCTCGGAGCTGGCTTACAAGAATGCGAGCGCCCATCCAAGTATCTCTTGCATTGTAGCTCCAATACTTTTCTTGGTCACGGCTTTTGCTGGCGATCTCTGCATCGTCTTTCCAGTTCATATAGTCATACAATCTGTACGATGCTACAAAGGCCAGGTCTTTGGGAAGCTCAGCGAACTCTGCATGAGCGAAAGCCATAGTGTCCAGCGTGTACTCAAGAGGCGGAGCGTTGTAGACAAGCAGATGCGTGGAATCGTACATGCCATTGTGCATTGCCTTGGGAACAGGCAGAGCATTGATGCGCTTCAACGTGAGCAGAGCTTTGAAATAGGCAGGATCATCCCTCCAGTGATCTCCGTCATAGTCTATCAAAGGTAGCATGTACGTGCGAAGCTGGCCATTCTCAAAGATGCCTGTCCAGGCTGAGCAAGTAATGACAGTCTTGCCGACCTCTTCTACACCTTCGTACATAGTGGGAACTGGATCGAATGTCTTGGTTTCTACGTCAGTGTAGATTGCGATGCTCTCTGAAAGATCCTGTATGATGTCAGGAAAGTCATCAGGATTTAGCATCTTGGTGTAGGAGAAGGGCATAGGCCGCTTCTTCAAATGTTGCAACTTCTCCAGGTCTTTTTCCAGAAGCCACTTGGCATGAGGAACTTTGTTGATCTGTGCGAGCTTATTGATGACAATAGTCGGTACGGAGAAATTCAGTCTGGACCCACGCCAGTTGTCTAGTGTGGGCTTGTTGCCAGGTACGCAGTGCCGCAGAGTTTCTTCATTACAGAGTAGAATAGCAGCGCAATTGGCACGCTTGGCTAGGGAGATCAGACTCCCTAGATCCAGCGACTTCTTCGTAGACATAGCTTCCAAGCCCGCTCTCCTAAGAAAGTAGGCAAGCTGAGGAAGATGCGGCTCTTCTTCAGGACTGATGTTTACGAGAACTAGCATTGTTTCCTTTCAGGAAAGAGAGAACAGTTTAGGGAATCCAGCGGACGTTAGGACCAAGAGCTGCTTCTGCGAGCTCATACTCTGCTTCAGTGAGTTTCTCGTCTTTGAACGCACGCAGAGCGAGATTGAAATTCTCAGTCGGGACAGTCACCTCATCTGTCGTACCTTCAAAAGAATCAATGATTTTGTACGAGGTTGTCTGCGTGTGCGGATTGTGCTTGAAGGTCAGAGTGAAGTCCTCAATCTGAATTGTCACACTGCCGTCATTGTTTGCTGTTTCTACCATCATTAGCTCCTAGTAAATGCCTTGCGGCGGTTGAGAGAATTAGAATGCAGAAAGGGCCACCGTAGTAGCCCTTTGAACTTACCAATTCACAACCAGGTTACTCTGTGGCAACGACCGGATTGGCAGCGCGGATGGTCAGATTCTCGTACACCTTGTCACCCTGGCCCTTGGTCTTGCGCACAGTGATCTTGGCCTTGAATTCTGCGCCCTTGATGCCGTCCATCACATCGCGGACAGAAGCTCCCTCGAAGTCTGTGACGCCCAGAATGTTCATCGCAGCCTTCTTAAAGAACTCCAAACCCTGCTCTGAACCCTGGAAGGATTCGCTGAACAGGCTCTTCTCTGCAACAGGCTCTTCGCCTTCGTTGACAGCGATAGTGGACACCACTTCGTACACGATCTTGATGCGCGTACCCTTCTGACCTGTGGCCTTGCCATCTTCTTTGATGTCGTACTTTTCAGTCGTACATTCTTTGATGGCCAGCATGTAGAGGCCGGGCGGCGGGGTGATGTAGTCAGGCAGAGTCTGCACATCATTCATCTTCTTGTCCATCAGCTCGTCGAGGTCCAGAATGACGGCCTTGGGTTTCAGTTCGTTTGCCATGATATTCTCCAATTAAAAGAGAGGTTGAAAAAGAAAAGCGAAAAAGAAAAAGGATTGGGGAATGTAGGTTCGTACTTACTGTTTCTTCTCTGCAGCCTCCTGTCTGCGTTTTGCCAAAAGAGCAGCAAGTCCCGTAGGAGCTGCTATTGTTTTCACTTCCACCACGGCGTCCGCAGACTGTTCTACGAAAGCCTGCTTGAATGCACCGGCGTTTTCTGCCCTCTGTGTAGAACTCACTCCTTTCTTCAAAATACCGCCGTCGATTAGAACGGCAGCCATAGAAACTTCCTTGGCATTCTCGATCTTCGCTTCCACACGAGAGCCTGTAACGATGTTGCTTCTGTAAGTGGAGGAAGATCCTGCTGTGTGCTTGTTCATTTTCTTTTCACAGTAGATTACTGTGCCGAACTTACCGGCAACACGCATAGAGAATGGCTTGGTGCCCATCAGAGGGAAGAACTTCTCCTTCTCGTCATCATCTTCCTGCAGAAGTGCATGGCAAATGACAACGAAATTGGTGAAGACAGCCTGCTGAATGGTGGAAAGAATGTCAGACAGGTACTTGCCCTGAATGCCGAACTCATCGAAGGTAGGCTTGAACAGAACAGACTGCCCCATGCAGGCTGCTGCCATAGCGGACTCTCCTAGCTGCGAGCCAGAATCAATCACCACGAGATCATTGTGAGTACACTTGCTCAGATCAAACGTGGTGAAAGGATAGCCTGCCTTGCGGCAGTCTGCACAATCGACCTTACCGTGCATGTCACAGACATTGTGAGAGCCTCGTCCGATGCACTTCAGGATTGTCTCGACCCCAATGGGATTCTCCCTAGTATCGCGCACTTTGAACAGAGTGATCTTGTCCATCTCAGCTTCTGTCAAACCCATGTGCAGGAGGGTGTCGGAGCCATTCTCGATGTCGAACCAGTAGATGTTTTCTACCTCAGGCAGCTTTGCAGCAGTGCCTACTAGCCGCGTCTTGCCAGACTTCGGAGGCCCGAATACGAGAATGGAATGATTGGAAGGAGCTGCTGCAACAGCTGCTGCTACTTGTGTCAGTTTCATTTCTTGCCTTTGTGATATTCTTCCTGCTTGCGGACCATAAGCATGACCTCGCTGCTTAACTTAGTCAGAGCAGCAGCAAACTCTGAATTGGTATTCTCATCATAAGCATCTTTCATAGACAAGCGCTTGGCTTGTACAATGCTAGTGGCTGCGAGATAGCGAACTTGCCCAGCTACAGTAGGTCCCTGTTCTACCAGAGACAATACTTCTTTCACCATCTCTTGCGGACAAGGCATAACGCGAATACAGAGTGTCAGCATCTCCGTAAAAGCATGGAGGATGCACACGGTGTTGAATGCAGCTTGTACTGCATCATTGTAGTGTTCTCCTTCACGGGCTTTCATAGCTTCCACAATCTCCTGAAATTCCGTGCGCATTCTTTCCTTGCGCTCGTCAGAAGCCAAGCCGACGATACGGATTTTAGGAGAGTCAGGATTTTCCATCAATACCTCCTGCGGAACTTGCGTTCTTAGGAGAGTTCCAGAATTGAACTTCGTTTTCCAGCATCTGACGCAGCAGAGGCTCAGGCCTCCAATAGTTCGGACCCTTCTGCACCTTACCATCTTTGATGATAGGCTTGCCATCTGCTCCGAGCTTGGAGAAGTTAGACTGCATGATGGTGCGCAAGGTTTGGTCAAAAGGAATACCATACCGAGCCATTTCACTTGCGCAGTAGACAATCATGTCACCGAGCCAGTCTGCCATGTCAGTCAGAAAATCCAGTTCAGTGGGATACTCCTGCTTGTTCAGGCATTCGATGATGTCATTGACCTCGTTGACTTCGTCTGTCAGGATCTTCTGGAACTCCGAGAGACGCGCAGTGAGAGCTTCTTTGTCATCCAAGTGCCGCGCACTCTTCGCATTCTGCCACACGATCTCGTGCGTCACAGTTGGGTACGGTGCGAGAGGCAGCCCGTACATGCCATTGAAATAGGCAATCTGCGAGACAAATGAACGTAGGTTCAGAGTCACTTCCGGTTGAGAAGAATGTGGCTGGTTGGGAATATTCATTTTGCAGGTCCTTTCTTTCCGTAGAGTTGTTGATAATTCTGCATGTGTTCACCGTGAATCACTTCGTCGGAGAATTCTTTGATGGAGATAGGAGCATCCGGCCACAGATTCGTAGCGCGATGAACCATCCGCTGAAATGCTGCCATATCTTCTGCACTGTCAACGACAATGCAAAAGCCGATAGTCCATTCGCCCTTGCCTTCTCTCTCAGGGGCAGGAGATGTTAGTCGAGTCACAGTAATCATATTGGATCATCCAGGTTGAGAATGGTGTTGAGTTTGACGTTCTTTGCAGCAGTCTGCGGAAGCCGCGCAATTCTGTCGATGTGAGATTCGATCAACGTGTCAAGATCATACTCGAATGTGTACTCCTTGTCGTCTGGTTCAAACTGTTTGGGCTCATCGAAATTCTGCAAGCCGCAAGTACCGTAATGGTAGCAGGGCTTATTGTATTGCACGCAAGATCCTCCGCGCTGTGGGAAGATGTTGAGTTGCTGCATGGCTTCTAGATGCTGAACGTCCAGACCAAGGCCGACAAACCAATTAAGCCTGTCAACCAGAGTCTTGGGGAAATCCAGAATGTGATACTTGCAGCGAAAATCTGTAGATTTGTAGTGGGGCAACTGAATGACAAAGTAGAGAACTCCATAGGTGGAGAGTTCTTCGCCTACGATTTGATCCAGCGCAATGGAATAGCCTACAGCCTGCCCAGAATGCTTGTAGAGTGGAGCAATATCTAGGAGCTGCAAGGCTGTGGTCTTAACCTCAAGCACAAAGTATTTCCCGGTGGCTTTGTGTCTGAGCACTACGTCAATGTGACCGACGTAATATTTTGTGGGATTGATGTTCAGCTTGAAGCTGAGTTCTACAGCAGGAGCACCACGAAATTCTGCAACCTCGTAGTCTTGGAGCAGATTGTCCAATGCTGTGAATGCACCGATCATGTGATGCAGAGCAAATGCTTCTGTCTTTTGATCATTCTCTACTACTGGCCAGTAGTTGATCCAGCACTGATAGAGCGCAGCTTCCTTGCTGCCAGTGGCAAGATAAGTCGCTACTCCTGCCCCCATAGCATGACCATAGGAGAAGTGAGCAGACTCTTCTTTTGCCACTGGCCCAGCCAGAAGCTTCTCTATCTGGAACTTACGCTCGCAGACATGCAGAAGCTCGCGGCTGGAATGGGAAAGACGCAAGGGATAGACTTGCGAAGTCATGTCAGACGGTGCGAGGATCGCGAATAGCACCGGCCAGGAAATGGCCGTAAGCGCGCTCTGCCTGAAGCATGTCGTAGCAGCCGGCATAGCCTGCAATATCCAGCACAGAATCCTTGTGGTCCGGAGACTTGGACAGTCTGGCCATCTTGACCAGAATCATGCAGAGTGCAACATCCTCCGGAGTGATTGCAGCATGATGCTGGAGCTTCGGTGCGAGATAGCCTTGCCACAGCATAGCAATCTGTGAGAAGTTCTGGAGCTTGTCGCCGTAGTCTTCCTGACGCGGGCCTTGGATCAAGGCTTGTGCCCTGTGCAGCATAGGTTCTTCTTCGCATTCTCCTGTCAGAGCGCAGTTCTTATCGAGCCAGTCCCCCAGAACGACCTGCACTTGCAGAGGGTTGGCTTCCACAAATTCTGCCAAGGCTGCTGGCAGTCTGAGAACGACGCGCTCCAGCGCAGGTTCAGTCTGTTTCTTGATGTTCATAGTGAATACTCCTTAATCAAAGCGAAGCGAAGGCTTCTGGGTGGTGGGATTCTTCTGCTGGGTCATGGATACGATGGTGATACCACCTTCCATTTCCACAGTCAATGCGAAATGATACGCAGCTTCAGCAGTCTTGAAAGACTCAGTAGCCTGCGGATCGGACTTGTTGCGCTTGTACGTGACAACATACGTGTGGGTACTGAAGGAGTCCATTACATGTCATCCAATGCGGCAGCAATCTGCTCGGGAGTGAGAGGAACATTAGAAGCCTTGGCAGGCTTACGACCCGGCTTGGCCTTCTCTTTGCTTTCCTTGGCGTCTGAGATAGCCAGGCCAGTGTAACGACGAAGAGCCAGAGTCATCTGGCCGATGTCTGTATCCAGCAGCAGCATAGAAGCTGAGGGATTCTTCTTGAGCGCCTTCTTCAGCTCTGTCATTGCGTTGGTAAGATCGTCACCATCGTCAGTGTACTTGAGCTTGTTGATCGTGAGAGCAAGGTCAGAGTAGGCTTGTGCCAGCTCAGAATCTTCCTCCTCCTGAATCACGGAAAGCTGGTCAGGAGAGAGCGTAACAGTAGGAGCTTCTTGGACAATGGTGTCCTCGATATCCAAGGCTGCGAGTGCAGAGGAAGGAGCCGGAGCAGGAGCTGAGACTGCGGCCTCTGCTTGCTTCTTCTTGAGAGCCATCTTCTCTGCAAAGCTCATAGGCTTCTGGGGCGCAGGCTCAGGAGCAGGCTCAGCTTTGACAGGAGCCGGCGGAGTGACGACTTCTGTCTTTGCAGGAACAGGAGCCGGCTGAGCAGGAGCCTCTGCGGCAGCGGCAGCAGCCCTCTTGGCTGCCAGAAGTTCTTTAAGCCCCATTCTTCTGCTCCTTCTGTGCGACTGCAAAGGAAGCGCGACGAGCTGCAATCGCAGCGGCCATGCTCTTCTGCTTGTCCTCGTGCTTGAAGTTGTTATCCTGCGAGCTATTCACAGCAGGGCGAATGCTGCTATTCTCGATCAGTGCATTGCGCAGTGCGTTCTGGTTGGTTTTGACTGTCATACGTTGCTCCTTGTAGTGAACGGGTTGAAAGAATCAGAAGGGAATATCGTCTTCGAGATCAGAATAGTCTCGCGGAGTGGCAGGCTGAGGCTTGGTTCCTTCTTGGATCACAATCTCAGGATCAATGGAGTATTTGATGACCATCTCTCCGAGGCAAGTACGCTGCTTAAAAGACAGACCATCTTGCAGAGTGCGGCTTCTGAGATAGCCTCGGCAAGAAGTGATAAAACTTTGTTCCCAAGCATTGAAGCTCAGAGCTCCTTCTTCCATTGCGGAGTACATTTCATCCAGCAATTCCCTCTGAGTCTTGCGACGTACAATACGCTCGGTGTGAGCATTGCCACGCTCAATAGCGGCTCGCTCATTGGCTTTCTTGCGAAGAGCTGCGAAGTCTACCATCTTGATGCTCCTATCAGAGAGAAGAATCCGGCACTTTGATGGAATAGATTTCCACAGCTTTGCGCGGCTTGAGCTTGACATGCACAGTCTGCTGACCATTGAGCACTTCGCCTTGGTCATTCTTTGCAGGATAGTCTGCGAACTCCAGCATCTCAGTGGGAGGGATGCCTCCTTTGCGACGAATGGCATAATTGTGGCGGCCTTTGCAGGAGCGCAAGCCTTCCTTCAATTCGTCCACCTGATCCAGAGGAACGGTGATCAGAAGCTCACGCACTTCGTAGAGTGCATTGAGCAATTCGTCAAAGCGCATTGCGCTAGTTTCTTCTTCGGTGGCTTCTTCGTCCAACGATTTGATAACATCAGTCATACGGGCTCCTAAATGGGATAAGCACATTATGTGCGAAATTGGCTCGATTATACGGGAATTCCGGGAATCTGTCAACCCCCCTTCTCAGACTCTGAGGTTAGCATCTGTAGAATCTGGCGCTGTTCATCTAATGAATAGGCTATGCCTACTGCGTTGCAAGCGTGACCTACATCTGTCATGTAACAGGTTCTGTCCAGGAAGTTAGACTGATCAATTTTCCGCCTGCGCTCTTGGACAATCCAGTCTACCAGCTCAGGCAGAAGATTCATAGTTTCCGCAGGCTCTGTATGATAGGTGTAGTCCATCAGCCAGATATAAATCTCTCGGAAAGAATGATTCAGTTTGCACTGAGCTGCTAGACAGCCAAGGATCAGTCTGTATTCTTGGTCAGATTTTGCAAGTGGTGCCATTCTGTTGGAAACTCCGAAGGTTCAAGTGGTGCAGGAGCCGTAGCTTCGTCAGGCTTTTCCTCTGCTTTTTGCTCTTGTTCGTACTGGATGAAGGTTCTATCTAGCAGACGCGTGAGCTTACGATGTTGAAGCTCTACCGTTTCCATCATGTCCTCAATAGCAGATTTCAGACTTCTATTGTGGA